TGACGACAACCGCATGATTTTGTTAATCCCTTCTTAAGACTTTGTGCCGATGTAATAGTTGTTCCTCCACATTCACATTTACAAAACCAATGCGAATGTCCAGATTTATGATAAGTAAATTTTATTACTTTCAATTTTCCAAATATTTCTCCCGTTAAATCTATAAATCTTTTGTGTAAAGATTCTCTTTGTAAACATCCACAAGATTTAATTGGTTTTTTTGAGTTTCTCAATCCACCTATTGATACTATAGTTTCATTTCCACAATCACATTTGCATTTCCACATATTATTTTGTCCGCTTTTATGTTTCTGGTGTCCAGCATATTCTAAAACTGTGAGACGCCCAAATTTTTTACCAGTTAAGTCAATAAAACACCTTTCTAATATTTTTTCTTTTATTAAACACCCACATGATTTTGTATGTGAATTTTTCAATTTAGCTCCATCTACAATTGTTATATTTCCACATTCACATTTACATTCCCAAAAAATATGTTTGCATCGATGTTCAAAATATCTCAACACAGTCAAACGATTGAATTTTTTATTAGTTAAATCTTCCATATTAAAACCATAGATAATTAAAAGGTTAATTATATTATAGTATATATGAATGTAAATTTGAAAGGTATTTTCTAAGTTATGGCAAATTGGAACTGGTGGGATTATTGGAAATTGTGGGGATATGCTTTAGGAACTCCCGATCCTCTTTCTAAAAGAGATCAAGACAAACAAATTACAGGCGCAGGCGTAAGCCAGCCTGATGCAATTCCCGATATTCGTCAAGACGGTAGTTTCTGGGGCGGTAGTAGAGGCATGATTCGCCTCAGAGATAGTAATGATTTCGTTGATCTTTCGTCGGTTACAAATCGTCAAAGTCGTTATAAAGAGTATGAGAGATTAAGGAATGTGGCGGAAATAGAAACAGCAATGACCGTTTTTTCCGATGAATCATGTTTGGCTGGTCATAGTATTGTTTCTACACTTTTTTATGGCCCACAAACCATACAATGGCTTGCAGAAAATAAAGCTAATGAGGAATTTCTTACCTATTGTTGGGATTTTACAAAAAATGATTATTCATTGGGTTGGGCATACAATCCACGAATGGTTAAAACAAGCGATACTGTAAAAGTCATGTTGGATGACGGGACTTCATTTATATGTACTCCAGACCATAGAATATTACTAATGGGAAATAGTTGGCAATATGCTGGGCAGTTAAAATTTGGAGATGAATTAAAACCATTTTATCGTGTCCCAGCCAATCAAATGCTCACCAAACTAAAAAACAATCAATTTCCAAGAATATACACAAATGAGGGATGGAAGCAGGAGAGACAATTCATAGAAGAATGGAAATCAGGTGAACAAAACCCGAAATATGAACGAATTAATAAAGCAATAAGATTAATTGCTGGAGGATTAACCACTGCTGCTACAGCAAAGCAATTAGATCGTCAATGGAAAACTGTTGAGGAGTGGATTCATAAAGCTGGCTTTTCCTATAAAGAAATTAAACAACTTGCCAAAAAGAAGGAATACCGAAGAGTTGTTGGTGTAATTCCTTGGGATACTATGCCTGTTTATGATCTTTCCGTCAGAGAACATGAGAATTTTTGTGGTGAATCTGTCATATTCCATAACTGTCAAGTAAATGATGATGGACACACCTTTAAAATTGATGTAAAAGACAAAGAGGTGAAAGAAGAATTAGAATTCCTTCTTTTCCATCTTAAAATGATCAACATTGACAGAAGAATTTGGAATTGGTGTAAAAATCTTTTTATCTTTGGAGATTTGTTTGTTGAAGTTATTACCAATTTGGAAAATCCAAAAGATGGAATATTAAAAGCAATTATGTTGCCCCCCGAGTCAATCTATCGTATTGAGACCACAAAGGGGCGATTAATAGAGTTCCAACAATCAAAAGAGGGTCCAGATCAAGATGCTTTAACTAAAGCCCCCATCACACAAGCCACAGAAGAAGAATTAAGACAATCTACGGCTATTAGATTCCATCCAGAACAAGTTCTTCATATAAGAATTGGAGATGATAGGAAAACTTTTTATCCCTATGGAGTTAGTTTAATTGAAGCAGCCCGTGGACCAGCACACCAACTTCGTCTTATGGAAGATGCTATGGTAGTTTATAGGCTTACACGCGCCCCAGAACGCCGTGTATTCTATATTGACGTTGGTACTTTACCTCCATTTAAAGCCGAGGCTTTTATTGATCGTATGAAAGATCAATTTAGAAAGAAAAAAGTAGCCTCGGGAAAAGGAGGCGCACCAGGAGCATCACAAGTTGAAGAAAGATGGCACGCTCCCGCACAAGATGAAGATTATTGGATTCCTATTCGTCAAAATTCACAAACCAGAATTGAAACTCTCCCTGGCGCACAAAACCTTGGAGAAATTGATGATGCTGTGTACTTTAGAAATAAATTGTTTACGGCTATGAACTTTCCTAAGAATTACTTCAGTAATGAAGATCCTCAAGCTACGAGAATTACACTTTCTGCTCAAGATGTTAAGTTTGCAAGACAAATTGAACGTTTACAGTCTGCTATTGAAGACGGAATATGGGAAATGTGTGATCGTCATTTAAGACTTCGTGGATTTCCAGAGGAAACCTATGATGATCTAAAAGTTAAAATGACACCCCCTTCTGATTGGCGAGAACTTAGTAAAGCAGAAGTAATGACCAATAGGCTTACAAATGCCAGCAATATAAAAGGATCGCAGCTTCTTTCTGATTTTGATATTTTTGTAGAGTTTTTAAAAATCCCAGAAGAAGAAGCAAAAGAAAAATTGGGGCGTCTGAAGATACAAAAACTAGAGGATTTAAAACTTCAAGTATTGGCACAGAACCCAATTCTGCTTGGTGTTGCCTCTCCTCCACAAGGAGAACAAGAAATTGGGGCGGCATCGGGAGGACCGAACCCAATGCTTCAACCTTCTGGTGGACCTCCTGGTATGCCTCCTGCTGGCGGAATGCCTCCTGCTCCTGGCGGTGGTCAAGCATTTGCATCTGAAGAGGGTCCACCAGAAACTCCTGGTGCATCAACCACATTAGCTGATCCGACTGAGGATGATATTAAAAGATATGATCTTGATATTGAAGATTATGCCAAGGAACAAGATTCCGAAGATATTGACTTTAGTGAAATATAATAATATAATAATATTATGATTAAACAGTGTATTAAAATTATAAATTTTACTGATTGGAGTCATAAAAAAGGTGTTTATGGCATTTACAATATCATAAATAATAAAATTTATATTGGAAGTTCTAATACGCTGTGTCACAGACTCACATTTCATCGTAGACGTTTAAGAAGAGGAAATCATCCTCATGCTGTTCATTTACAAAATGCTTGGAATAAGCATGGCGAATCTAATTTTAAATTTTTAATTATTGAGGAATTACCATCAACTGTCATAAAAGAAGAAATAATAAATAGAGAGCAATATTGGATTGATTATTATAATGCTTCAAATTCAGAATTTGGATACAATACATGTTCAAAGGCATATAGTTGCTTAGGAATAAAGCAAAGCGATGAAACTAAACAAAAAATGAGTAAATCCCATAAAGGTGAAAAAAACCATTTTTATGGTAAGCATCATTCTGAAGATGTAAAGAAAAAAATGAGTAAAGCAAAGTTAGGTAAAAAACCTCTTCTTGAAAGTAAAATTAAAATACGAGAAGCTAAAAAATGTAAATTCAAAGCTCCGTGGGAAGTTAATTTAGGCGATCAATTTGGCAGATATATTACAACATCGTTACCATTTCAAGATGAAAAGAATAGATGGAAAATAAAAGCCAAGTGTCAATGTGGCAAAGAAAAAACTGTGACAGTATATGATTTACTAATGAGTAAAACTGTCTCATGTGGTTGTTTTGCTATAGATAAAAATCGATCATTAAAAAAGGGAAAAAGTATTTATAAAGGTGTATCAAGAAAGCATAAGAAGTGGGAAGTAAGATTGCATATACCAAATAATATAATGATTAGATGTGGCATATTTTCTGATCTAGTGGAAGCTGCTGAACATTATGACTATTATGCAATAAAACATTTAGGTTTTAATTGTTATTTAAATTTTCCAGATAAAGATTATAGTAATTTTCAACCGAAATCTGGGTCATTTCCCATCTCAAAAAGAACTTCTAAAACATGATACATACTTGATGTGGGCTATTTGGAAAAATGGTGGAATAGACAATTTTAGAATGATTAATAATTAATATCCTCCACCACTACTGCCTTCATCGCCACCTTCTTCTGGACTTCCAGCACGATCTGATTCTGGAGTTTTGATTCTTTCCATATCGTCTCCCGACAGATTTCCAAGTCCTTTTCCGTCTTGGTTTAATCCGCCTTTTTTGGCTTTGACTCTTTTGATTATTTCTCTAATTTCGTCATCACCCTGATCCTCTAAGAATCCCATTAATGCCTCTGGCTTCTTATTTGCGAATTTTTTACATGCTGTATATAAAAGGGAATTTGCTTGGTCATTCCAATCTTCAGGATGTCTTCCATCCTCAGCATCACCTTCTAATATCTTCACTGGTTTGTCTCTTAAAACCACATATTCTTTAAAATTTCTCATTTTAATCCCTTTCGGCATAACTATATATATCTAACACAATGTTAATCTCCATTTTAATAAATTCATAATAAAAATGGAGGCAGGTTAATATATAAAATGTAGATCAATATTAGATCAGCAATTAACATCGGCTTAAGGAGTTAATAAATATGAAGCGCAAATTGATAGATTTTGACGTGTTCACAAAGATAGAGAACGAGTCGCTTTCCGGTGCTGAAGCCGAATTGGTAGAAGCAGAAGATATTTTATCGGAGGCACTAGATGTAGAAAGCGTATCTCTTCATTGTTTTGGTGAATCAAATGTAGTTTATTCAACACCAGATGACACATACATTCACGCAACTTACACTCTCAATCCTGATTCTTTAATTTTAGAAAATATTGAAGAATTGGTAATTGATGAGGCCCAGGAAAAAGAATTTGCTAAGAGCAAATTGTCAAACATGATCGAGGAATTACTCGAAGGTAATGAGAAAAAAGCCCACAGTATATTTAATGAATATGTTGGACTAAATGTTACCAAGAGAATATTCAACGAAGCTCGCAACAAATCTGCAAAAGCAAAAACTAAGAGATTAGTAGCTAAAACAAAGAAAATTGGTAGCGGCCCTGGAGCCAAAACAGTTGTTGTTGGTTATGTTCCTGCGAAAAAGAAATCCCACGCCACTAAGAGTCAAACGGCTGGCGTTGTTGCCAAGAGAATGAAGGGCAAAAAGAGAAGAAACAAGTTAGCATCTCTAAGCGAGAAAAAGAGACGCAAAGCCATGAGGCAGTCTGCTCACAAGAGATTTGGCTTCATGAAAGAACAAGTTGAGGTTTTACACCAGATTAGTGAAAACGTCATTAATTATGTAAATTATGTAGAACTAGGCCCAACCTTGAAAGAGTGTTCTGCAAGATATGACGAAAAAGGCAATGTTACAGCCCTTCGTGTTCCAACATCTAAAGCAAGAAATGAAGGCAAAATTCTAAGTTTTAATTGGAAAACCATGAACACTGAAATCAAGTATTGCCGTGACGCTGGCAAGAAATTATCTGAAAGCATGGATTTCTGCAAAGCTATGGGAGAACTTAAGAGACAAAATGCATTTGATGATAGTACAGCATTAGAAGAAACATTAGAATCTGTTGTTGTTCAATGGCCAAATGTTATTTATTTAACCCAAAATGAATTAGCCGCACATGTTAAAGAGGCATTGGAAGCCGTTGGTGTTACTAATTATGACGATCAAGTATGCGATTTTATGGCTGAGGGCATTCTAAGAACTGCTCATACTATTCATAGCGAAAAGGTTGAAAAAGTTCTTAAATTAGCCGGTTGCACAGATTGTACACAATATGAGTGTTTCCAAGATGCAATTGGTAAATTCTATCCTCAAATTGACGAAAGTACAGCACTTGAGATGCAGGCTTTCTACGATCTTTATTCAGCAGTTGGCGAGATTTACAAACATGCTCAAAAGACTGGCGATGAAATCGTGGCAGAGGAAGCAGAATTTTATCTAAATGATTTAGCTGCAATTTGTGAAGGTCAATTGGAACCAGATATTGATCTTGCCGAAGAGACCGCTGAATGGATTTATGATTTAATTGAAGCAAATCTAAGTGATGCAGGTGAATGGAATCCAACAAATACAGTACATCACACAATAACTGGTGACCATCCTGCTATGGCTAAGAAAGCTACTGTAGATGGTATCCCTGGCAAATATACAGGTGATTATGGCGATCCCGCCCCAGTAAGTGATGGCAAGAGTTATCACAATGGATTGGCTGATCAAATGAGAAATCGTGGTTGGTCACAACTAGGTGGATCAGATGTAGTTCCTGATTTAACTAATCCTTATGTTCCCAAACCTTTCGGTGATTACACAATGAAAGGCGAACCAGGAGTTGATAAGAACTCAGATTCAGGATTAACACAAGTCCAAGGAGATACTTGGCCAAGCTTGCAGAACCCGTATGTTCCAAAAGCTGAAACTGCTCAATCTTACCAAATGAATCATGGTAAAGAAGCAGATTTAGTAGTTGATAAATAATTAATAAGGAGCAACATGCGCGACTTTCATTTGCTAACAGAGCATCAGCGAGTTCCTGGCAAGGTGTATAACGATTGCCTCCTTGTTGAGAACGTAGGATTTTTATTTAACGAGTGTGATTTGCATGAATTGGCAAATCCACGCACTCCTGGCAAAAGTTTACTAACTTTTAAAGGTAAATTCCAAGAGGCAGAAGCCGTTAACAAAAATAAAAGAATGTATCCTTATACCATTCTTGATGAGAATGTAAAAAGGATGGCAGAAACAATTAAAACAAGAGGTTTAATTGGAGAACTAGATCATCCAACTGATAGTATCGTTCACTACAAAGATTGTTCCCATTTAATTACAAAATTATGGTGGGAAAATAACACTCTAATGGGTGAAGGTCAAATTCTTAATACTCCGTGTGGAAAGCTATTAAGAAGTCTAATTGAAGACGGTGTGCGAGTTGGTATTAGTTCTAGAGGAGTTGGTAATGGTAAAGTTAATGAGAATGGTATTCTCGTTATTGGTGAAAGTTATAAGCTGATTACATTTGACGCTGTAGCTGATCCAAGCACTTATGCCGCCTTCCAACAACGTGTCGTAAACAAGGAAGAAACAAGCACATCAGAATTTTATAATAATATTTCTCCTAAAAATGAATCTACAAGCATACATAATAATGACGTGTTAGTAGCTGTGTTAGGTGGACTAATAAAAAATAAAACTAGCGAACTTAAAGCGAGGTTAATCGATGGATAAGATATTAGAAGCACTAGGTAAACTTTTGCCAGCAGAACAATTAAATGAAGTGGCTCAGGCCGTACAGTCCATGATTGAGGAATCAAAAAATGAACTAGAAGCCGAATATAACAAGAATTTAGAGGAAGCTTATAAACAGCTTTCCGCTGAACTCGCAGAGGCAGAAAAAGTAGCCGAACAGGGCTATGCTGAAGCACATGCCATTATTGTAGACCAAGGGCAACGCAACGAGGCTTTGAAAGAAGAATTTGAGAAAATGCTTGAGGAGCAATACGAGGAAGCATACAAAATGATCCTTGAGGAGCGAGGCAAGAATTCCAATCTTGAAGCCACAATGTATGAAGAATATGACAACAAACTCAATAATATTAAAGAATATATTGTTGATAAGGTTGATACATTCTTGACATTAAAGGGCAAAGAGATTTATGAGCAGGCATATCGTGATGCTGTAAATGATCCACGTATGGCTGAACATAAAGTTGTTCTTGATAAGATCGTAGAGTTGGCATCTGGTTATCTATCTGAAGAGGAAGTTAATTTTGCCACTAGTGCAAAACTAGAGGAAGCCTATACACAGGTTGAGAAACTAGCTTCGCAAGTCAAGATGATGGAAGGTAGAAATATTCGTATTTCTGCTGAAAATACAAAGATGCAGTCACAGCTTAATGAAGCTGTTGTACTTTTAAAAGAGTTTAGCACTCAGGATCAAAAAGCCCAAAAGTTAAATGAACAGAAAGAAAGAGTTGAAAAGGCAGCGAATGTGCAGGGGAGAGGACAACTACGTGATAATAAAACTGATGAGAAAATTGTTGCAGAACATCAAGGCGAAACGGAAGTAGCCGCAACAACATCAGAAGAAGAAACAGAACCAATGATGGAAGGCTTAGATTTGGAATACGTCCAAAAAATGGCCTTTCATGGCAAATAAATAAATCGAGGTATTATAATGTTTAGTGGAAATTCAAAGCTTCTTAATGAAGCAAAAGAATGCGAAGGACGTTGGGGCAAGACAGGCTTGCTAAAGAGCGTCGGCGGAAATGCCGCTAAGGGTATCCCTGGTGACCTTGATAACGATTATGTCCGTAAATGCACAGCCGTTATGCTTGAAAACCAAAGACTCTTCAATGAAGTATCAACTGATACTGGCGATATCGCCCAATTCAAAAGGATCTCAATTCCTCTAGTAAGAAGAATTTATCCTCAGTTGATTGCAAATAAAATTGTGTCCGTTCAGCCATTACTTGGCCCAACCGGATTGGTCTATTATCTCCGCTTTAGATATTCAAGCAACAAGGGTGCAACCCGTGGTGCTTCTAATGACGGTGGATTCCCTGGTGACGATGTAAATAGCTTGATGCAGTTAGCCTCAGGTGATGGTAATTTGGATATTTACTACACTCACCAATTCATTCAGAACGAAACATCATCAACGGATGACGGTTTGGATGCAACGTCAGTGTATGCTCCTCTAGAACACACACCAGTTCTAGCTGGAACCATGACTGGTACAGCTTTCGCAACCGTTGGTGGTGCATTGACTGCTGTTGCAACATTTGCATTGGCAGAAAATGGAACATTCACTGTTACCAAAATTAACAACCCAACAGTATATCCAACCCCAACTGGTAGCTCATTAAATACTACCACTGGAGAATTGGTACTTGTTTGGACAGGCGGAAATCCTGGTAGTAACTATATTCTCGTTAATTACGAGTATAATATGGAATGCCAACCTGATCTTCCTGAAATCAATCTAGTTATTGAATCAGAAGAAGTTGCGGCTAAGACTCGTAAACTCAAAGCTGTTTGGTCCTATGAAGCTCAACAAGACCTTCGTAGCCAGCACAACCTTGACGCTGAAGCTGAATTGACAGCCGTTCTAGCTCAAGAAATTAATTTGGAAATTGACCGTGAAGTTCTTACAGACCTCCGTAATAATGCTGGTACAGTTTCTAGCTGGGACTTCTCAACAGCTTTAGGTGATACGATCAAAGAGAAATATGAAAGTCTCTATATCAAGATCGTAGAGATTTCAAACGTAGTCCATCGTAAGACACTACGTGGTGGTTGCAACTGGTTAGTAACCAGCCCTGAAGTAGCTTCAATCTTTGAGACTGCTACAG